ACCATAGCCACGTTGCGTACCATCTGGGTAGACCCCAGTTACAGTCATTGGTCCGTTGGCATAGATTGGCGTTCCAGCGTTGGCCGTATAGTCTGCGCCGCGGTGGAAACTACCACCCCGTGGACCAAATGCGCTGGAATACCTGTTTCGGTATGCGTTTAGTGAGCCATTGGCCACTTTGGTTGTCCTTAGATCTGCATACTGCTGGCCGACACGATGCCAGTGGTACCCTGGATGTATTGGCTTGCCAGGGACTTTGCTGTGGGCACACAATGTACCACGTGCTGTTCCTTGAACTTAAATTCATGTACACTGGGATCAGCGGTCAACATGTACGGAACCATGGTTGGTCCGCTGCCCGCCATTGCCAGCACTACTGGTTTGTTCAATACTAATATTCCGTTGTCGTCAGACACTAATTTGCCAATCACTTCATCATTGCTGGTCAGCTTGACACTGACGATATCGCCAGGTTTTGTTACGTTTATCATTAACATTTGGTTCCTCCAAGTGTTATATTTAACCAAAAAAAAAGCCCCGGTCAACAGGGCTTTTTGCTCGAGTATGTTACTGCTTATACTAGTTCTGTCTTGTCCAAGAAGTCAACAAAGTCAGTGTAACCGCCAACATAACCACCATTAACAAATATCTGAGGAACTGTGCGCACGGGTTGTCCTGCACGAGTTTCCATTTCCTCTCGAAGCTCTGTTCGCTCATCAACCTTGTATTCTTTTAGTTCCCAGTCTTTTTGACTTACCAGTCTCTTAGCCTGTACGCAATAGGGGCAAACCCGTGTGCCGTAGATTTCAACTACTGGCCTGGTTTGATTGACGATTTCCATGTATGTAACTCCTTAAAGTTTGAATCCCGCAAATGTGTCTGCGGTTATGTCTTGCTTGATACCACCAACGATATAACTCTCGATCTCTGTTTCCTGTGGTGCGTTTTGCAGACCTTTGGAGCTCAACCAGTGTTGCATCCATGGCAGCGGATTGTCTGACCTGCGCTCATAAATTTCATTGTAGTTCAGGGCCTTCAATCGACGATTGGCCATATACTCAATATATGAGTGCATGAGCTTTTCGTTGAGTCCAACGATCGCTCCTCGGCTGAACAAGTAATTAGCCCAATCTTTTTCTTCATCAACAACTTTACGATAGATCTCGTAAACTTCGTTTTCACATTCTTTCATTACTTCTAGCATGATGGGATCATCTCCCTTTTGCCAGTTCTTGATAATGTGTTGGCTGATAGCCAAATGCTGTGTTTCATCACGTGCAATGAGACTCACGATCTTGGCAGAGCCTTCCATCTTCTTCAATTCACCAAATGCAAAGGTACATGCAAATGATACATAGAAGCGAAGTCCTTCCAGTGCATTAACATTCATCATGGCCAGGAACAACAACTTACGCAACACACGTTCGTCACCTTTTCCTGTCACTTCCCACTTACGTGCATACTCAATGAAATTGTCGTATGCTTCAGTAACCGACTTGGCACGTGCTACAATTTTTTCATCATCAAGGATGGTATCAAATACCTCGCTTGGATTGCTGTAGATGTTCTTGATGATATGCGTGTAACTGCGGCTATGGATGTTTTCAAAGAACTGCCAGGCATTCAAGCATCCTTCAAGTTCGGGTAAAGAACAATAAGGACCAAATGCTTGTAACACTCCTCGACCTTGTACGCTGTCTAATAGAGTCTGATACTTGAGATTGGAAGTGAAGATAAACTTCTGCTCATCCCTGAAATCCAAATAGTCTCCACGATCTTTCTGTAGCGATACTTCTTCCGGTCTCCAGAAATATCCCAGCTGTAGTTGTGTCAGCTTATCAAAGACTGGATAACGAAATACATCATAACGCTGTGTATTGGGTTGCTCACCAAAGAACATAGTTTCCTTTGTAAAATCAACCTTGTTCCTGTTGAATACTGTAGACATGTTTTTCCTTAAATGGTGCAAGCATCACAGGAGTCGTCGCCTGTGTCGCTGGGTGGTGTGATTGCAATTTGTGCCAAATTGCCTGCTGCCGCGGCAGCTTCTTCAGCACTATCGTCACTCTTCATATCGTATGTGTTATGATAGTAACTGGTCTTCCACCCCCACTTGTATGTCATCAACATGTCTTTCATGAACACACTCATTGGCACTTCGTTGTTGGGGAACTGTGTTGGATTGTAACTCCAGTTACCACTGATACTCTGATCAAAATATTTCTGCATGGCAGCAACGATCTTAAAGTAACCTTCGTTGCTGGGCATGTCCCACAACAATGTGTAATAGTTCTTCAGACTACTATAGCTAGGAACTATTTGCTTGAGCGGTCCTTTCTTGGACTTCTTAACAGATAGGAAAGCTCTTGGTGGTTCAATTCCATTTGTCTCATTTGAAACCACACTTGATGATTCGCTTGGCATCTGCGCTGTGAGCGTTGAATGGCGAAGGCCGTTGACCTTGATTTCATTTCTCAATTCCTCCCAATCATAATGTAGAGTTGGGTCAAGGAATTCATCTACGGCGAGCTTGTATGTGTCAATGGGTAGAATGCCCTGTGCATACTTTGTACGGTCAAAGAACTCACATGGGCCTTTCTCCTTGGCCAACTGCACACTTGCTTTCAACAGATAATACTGGAAAGCTTCTGTCAAACGGTTTACCGCTTGTGGTGCCTCTGCACTATGATAGAACAACTTCAATCGAGCAAGATAATGTGCAAGCCCAATATAACCAATACCTAAGCTACGACGTGCCTTTGTGCTACGTTCTGCTGCCTCAGCTGGATAACCCTGGTACTCAATGATTTCATCCAAGGCACGTACTGCCAAGTCGCAGATGTTTTCAAGATCGTCTAGATTACGCAATGTGCCTACGTTGACTGCACTAAGGATGCACAATGCAATTTCGCCTGATCCGTCTAGTCCTTGGATTGGCTCAGTTGGCAATGTGATTTCCTGACATAGGTTACTCATATTGATCTTGTCAATAAAACTGCTGTGCGAGTTAACATGATCCATGTTCATGAGATACACACGACCAGTTTCAGCACGTTCCTTGAGTATCTCTGTAAAGAGGTTCATTGCATTGACTGTCTTCTTAGGAATGTTCTTGTCTGCTTCGTACTTGGTATACAATGCATCAAACTTATCGTTGTCACCAAATGCTTCATACAGACCCGGAACATCATGCGGCGAGAAAAGGGTTATATTACCACCAGTCAATAATCTCTCATAGAATATTTTGCTTGCCTGGATAGAGTAGTCTAACTTACGCACACGATTATCTTCTGTGCCTTTGTTGTTCTTGAGAACAACGATGTCTTCAATTTCTTTATGCCAGATAGGGAAATGCACAGTAGCACTACCTCCACGCACTCCATTCTGTGTGCATGAACGGACTATTGCTTCATAAACTTTTAGGAAGGGGATGACACCGGTATGAGCGACCTCACCTCCTCGAATTTTACTGCCAATGGCACGGACCCTTCCTAAGTTTAGTCCAATACCAGCACGTTGGGCAATATAGTAACCGACCGCAGTTCCGCTATTGAACAGACTATTCAATGTATCGTCTACGTCTACCAGCACACAACTTGCAAACTGACGAATAGGTGTACGTACCCCACTCATTACTGGGGTAGGAATATTGATCTTGAAAGTTGAAATAGCATCGTAGTAACGACGCACATAGCCCAAGCGTTTTTCTCTAGGATATGTTTGGAACAGCGTGGCGGCGATCAACATGTACATGAACTGCGGAGTCTCGAAGATTTTGCCGTTGCTTCGATCTTGCACCAAATACTTGTCCACCAACTGACGCATGCCAGCATAGGTAAAGTGCAAATCTCTGTCGTGGTTAATGTAACTGTCTAATGTTTCCCACTCGTCAATGGAGTATGCTTCTAAGATAGACTTATCATAAACTCCGCGATCTGCATTCTTCTTGACCATTTCAATCAGCGGAATGTAATTGAATTGATTGAATACGTCTTTGCGTAATCCGTACAACAGCAGACGAGCCGCAACATATTGATAATTTGGTTTTTCAAGGCTGATGAGATCATTTGCACTACGTACCAGGATCTCCTGGATATCTGCTGTGGTGATGCCATCGTTGAACTGCAAGTCTGCGTTCATTTCAATCTGGCTAACACTAACGCCGCTTAGTCCCTCACATGCTTCCTCGACCATTATGTGGATCTTATTGATGTCTAGTGGTTCTTTGCGCCCGTCTCTTTTTACTACGTCAACTGGTTTCTTATCTGTCATATTTTTATTTCTTCTTGTTAAATCTATCGAGGATGAGATATTTACGACTGTTACCATATCTATATCTACGCCTTTATACGGCTCTTAAAGGTGCTGTAGGTATGGGTTGAAAGCATTTCAGTGCCATCTCCTAATTGACTCATGTCAATTATTTTACCTCTATTATAATTGATAAGCCAATTTTTGTCTATGACAACCACTAGCAAAATTTGCCGTCTTTCTTGACTGTTTATTACACCGAGTGTGATGCGTTCCTTATCTTCAGGTTGTGCTATCATCCATAGGGTATAAGCGATA